CCGGGCCCACCACCACGCCATAACGCCCATAGCTGCAGCTGCGGACGTTGGCGTACCACTGGCGCAGCATTTCCGTTTTGCCGTCCTGGATATAGCGCAGCTTTTCGCTCAGTGCCTCGCCATCGTGGCGCCCCACGATCGGGAACGCGGATCCGCAGGCATACGGCACCATATCGACCAGCTCTGGCTCTTCCAGAAAGACGGCAGGCCCGCTATCGGGCACCCGCACATGGTACAGATAGGCGTAATCATCCGTGTCATCAAAACTCATCCGCGCATAGCAGTCATAAATCCGGCAGACTTCCATCTGCTTGACCAGTGGCCTGTTTCCGCTTTGATCGGGCTGCTGCGTCCTGGCAGTGGCTTCCAGGCCCGTATTGCGATCTGTCGCCGTCAGCTGCTTGACGATCTCAGGCTCTACACCCTGCCGCACCAGCTCATCACGCGTGTAATAATAAACTTCACCTGTTAGTGGGCAGTCCTGAATGTCTGCCTCGTCCCAATCCAGATCATAAAAGAACCTGTCTGCCACCACTGGCCTGACAAGCAGCCGTTTGGTCACTTTGGTGACCTCCTGGCTTGCATTGCCGGTCTTCCGATCGTAGCTCACCAGGCGCCGCTCTATCCCTGGCTCTTGTTCTGCCAGGATGGGCAGATCCGCAGGCGCGATGTTGGTGTGCCGCACGATCTGGCGCACACGGTTTTCAGACCAGAACACCTTGCAGTAGCCCGATCGATATAGCGTCTTAAAGCCGCCGTTGTCCTCCACCACGACCTTATTGCAGGCGTTGCTCTCAGCCTGCGCTGCCTGCTCGTCCTCCGCGCTATTGGCGTTGAATGTCGCCACCTGGTCAGTGGAAAAGCTTACAGCCATCTGCGCACAGACGGCTGTAACCATCGAATTGACATCCATTGACTGGACTTTGGAAGTATTAGGGATTGCCGTCTCAGTGCCAGTGGCCAAACCAATGAATTGGCGCCAGGCCTCGGATCTCTGGTTTTTGGCGTCTGCCCCTGCCGTAATGGACGCATCAACGCGCATCCGCAGCAGTGTCACCAGATCCGATTCATTTATAGAAGCCACCGTTGCCCACCCCGACTGAATCCCCGCAGATCGTCACGCGCTACTGCGTACATTCGCAGCGCGTCACATGCATGTGATGTCCAGTCGTGGAGTGGGGCGATCTTAAAACTTTTTTTCCGATCGTCAAATTCAAATTGGTAGTTAATCAAACATTCTAGCCCGTGCGACGCGTTCTCGGCATCAATCCATAAGAATTGAAGGATAAGTCTTAACGCCTCTATACCGTCTTCTAATGGCCATTTAGGCGCTATGTGAAATTCAACTCCAAGTTCTCTTGCTATGTCTTCCCGAGTCCGGCCCAGCGTCAGCTCATGCACGCGCAAGTCATGTGGCCCGATGTGATAACTGTATTGATAGGGGCGCCCCAGCACTTGCTTGATCACATCCGTAAGTTTCGTCAGCGTCCATTCTTTATATTCGATCACTCTAATATCGGATCCCACTTCCTGGATGAACCAGACTGCAGTGGCATCCGCATAGCCAAGATCCCAGGCAGTAATCACAGGATAACTGTCATCATATGCTACCTTTGTGACCCGCCGCTCAGTCTGCAGGCGCTCCATCTCTTTGCCGTAAATAGATCCAAGTAGAGCTGCGTTGAATGAACACTCAAATTCCTGCGCAAATAGCGCCTCTGACATTTCCCGCCTTAAAGCGTCTATCTCACCGGCACCAATCATGCCCGTCTCATCCCACTTGTACTTGTAGAACGCCCAATCTGGATCATCTGCAGGCACCTGGCTGAGATCGTAAAGCATATTCATACGCCCCTTTGGCGTACCCATAAGCAACATGCGCCCCTTTCGATCGGCAATGGCAGGACGAACAACAGATGGTATCAGGCGTGGATCGCAGTCTGCCAGCTCATCCACTATAACGTGATCAAAGTACATGCCTCGGATCGCGTCTATATTGTCAGCGCCCAGCAGCATGAACTTTGCGTCTTTAGGCTTGAACGTGACTTGCAGCTCAGACTGATTCACATCAAAGTAATCGGGCGCGTTCTTCACTGCCGATGCTAGATAGTCCCAGGCCAGTTTCTTGGCTTGCTTGAGGAAGGGCGCAATGTACGCCACGCGTGGGCTGGGCAGTGGCTCACTGAGCATCGCAGCCAGGCCATCGTACACAGCCATCACGGTTTTACCCGCGCGCCTGTGCAGCACGGCGCACCTGTGCCGCTTGGCATCATTCATGATCTTGTATTGATGGATCTTGGCAGGGAAATTGATCCTGCCTCTAAGCAGCCGCGCCATCACCTGGCGCTCTCATGCTCTTCTGCCCCTGCACTTGCAGCCGCTTGCGCTCAGCTGCTGCCAATGCGTTCTTCTTGGCCAGATCGAACTCATCCATTTGCTTACCCAGGCGATCGGCAAAGCCGGCAAACCCCGCAGCAGACGCACGCAGCGCCCCGATCGCCCGCGTCACATAGCCTATGTCGGGAGGATGCTTGCCAGATGCATTTGCTGCCGCCACTTCGAACCACTTGTCTGCCGCGTCCTGTTCGCCGATCTCACCCATCATGCGCCCCAGGTACAGCGCCAGATCATACGCACCCTCTGGCCCGAAATGCTGAAAGCTTGCCATGTTTGACAGCTTGTAGGCCGGCCCTCTGTGTTCACTCATTGCAACGTTTCCCATTCAGTTTGCGATTGCATCCACTGTGCCTCTAGCCGCCACGCCTTGCACATTGCTGCGCCCATTGCATCCTTGCCCCTAACCACTGTCACCTCATCATGTGAAGGCAGCCACCCAGGCTTGCCGCACAGCATCACGCAGCACTCACCCCGCACCCACACAGCAGGAATTGCCAGCCTGCCCACACTAGCGCGCCAGTCCCTCATCGCCTGGCGCGCTCTTGCTCAGACCACTGCTTGGCCCGATCGACCAGGGACTTGCCCACCGGATAGCTGCCGCGCAGCTCTTTCTCTGTGTCCTCTACCAGCCACAGCATGTCCTCCAGGCTGAATCCCGACACCATCATGCTGCTGACTACAACGTCCATCAGCGCAAACAGCATCCCTGTGTCCACATCCGCCCAATCGGACCCCAGTTCCCTGCGAGTCAGCTTTTCCATGTACTTTTCAAGATCTTTCAGCACACGCCTGTGGATCTGGTCTATCTTGTCGTCACTCTCAGTCATCACCGTTCTCTCCCGCTGCTGCCACCGTTACCAGGCGAGTGCCGTCATCTGCCACCCGCTCTAGCTCTACAATGTCTTCCTCACTCACGCTGCCCCAGGCAAAATCCAGCTGGAATTGCGTCTCACCATCCACCTTGCGCACCCTGGCTTTAGGGGCGCCATAAATCCGATCATGCAGCGCCAGCGCCACATCCAGGCATTTCTCTGGCTTCACTGCCATTTTGCTTCTGGCATCCATAGCCATTGCAATGATGTTAGCGGCAAATGCTAGAGGCTCAGATCCTAGCGCGCTCTTGACCAGGACATGCAAATGTCCCTCGCTTAGACGGTCATCAAAGCCCTCATCTGCGAGCTGGTCGTTTGTGTCCTGCAGCAGCTTTATCAGCCGATCGTACCCTGCAATCTTGCCAGGCATCTTGAGTCACTTTCTCTAATCAAAAGAACACGTTAGGCGGTTTTCTGCCGCGCCGCAGCCGCTCGTTTTCAAGTCTCTGCTGCTCGCCCAGCCCTTTATAATCGCTGAAACGGCGTATTATCCGCCTGTTGCCAACAGCTTCAAAGTCATCATCGCCGTTATCATCCGGCGCGATCTCGTCATATACTACAGTCATATGTACCACATACTTGCATCCGCCATCCTCATGAAACGGCAGATGCGCCATATACTCTTTTGCAGCGCGATGTTGCTTGAACGGACCATAGTATTTCCGCTTGTCATACCTGTCTTCCTGAAACACTACTATAAACATCGTATTCAGCCTCCACAAAACGGTCCAATGCCTTGCGATCGTAAATCACCATCCCCGCAATGCGCGTCCAGTCCGGCCCCCTGCCCTCTTCGCGCCATCGAAACAGCGTCATCACCGTGACACCCAGGTATTCTGCAGCCTGGCGCACCCTCATATGGTTCTGCCGCATCACATGAACCCCAGCATGGCGCCCACTTTGCCCAGGATCACCCGCCTGAGTGGCGAAATCCCATTGATCATGTCAGCCATCATTTGATTTGTGTTGAGATCGCCCGACATGTCACCGAGTGGCTGCGGCTGGCTCATTGGATCCGCGCCCGTCAGCATGGGTGGCAGCATGCTGCCCGCAGGCTGGGCGCCTGGCATGTTCTGCTGCCCGCCTGGCATGTCACCAGGCACTGGCGCAGGCATCTGCTGAGCTGTGCCAGGCTTGTAGCCCGCATTGATCCGCTGCCTGGCGTCGATCGGCTCAATATGCCAGCCCTCATGGCTCATCCGGAATTGCAGCCCGTACTTGGATGCATTGTCATGCGCCCACTGCTCAAGCTCTTTCGATCCATATTTGAGATCGCTTGCCAGCCCGAAATTGTGGCTGCTGCGCCCAGGCGGCGCCACATGCTTGCGGGCGATCTCTGGAGATCCGTATTTTTTCAGCGCGTCAGCGTAAAGCCGCGCCTGATGCGCCTTATCGCGATATCCGGAATAGATTGAAATCTGGCCTGGCGCCTCGCCAAACATCTGCATCAGCTGACGCGCAAACTCAGGATCCAAACCAGACGCGTGGCTCAGATCCTTGCCAGGCGTCAAATATTGCTCGATTCCAGGCATGGCTAAGCCCTCTGGTCAAGCGACACAGGCAGATCATAATAGTTTTTTTCGATTATACCAGCCTGGGCAGCTTGCCGGTTCGCTCTGCATATTTCAAAAGCCCGTCACGGTTGAACTCACCCAGCACAGTTTGCACGGTCACGTTGTCACCGTCGCCTTTCCCATAGAACATATGAATAACTCTTGTTCTAAGTGTGAAACGGGATTCACTACCCCCACCCTCTTTCATCACCCGCCGTTTGGCCTGCCATTTGATCTGGTCAGCCAGGCCGAGTCCGATCGCCAGTTTCTTGGCAAACGCGCTCACCCAATGCCTCGACGCCGTGAAAAATCGCCCGCCACCCAGCCACCGCTTGCGCTGTTCGCTGACGATCAAGCCCAGCTGCCTGAGTTTGGCCAGGCTCAGTTGCACCATGCGCTTACAATAGCGCGCCTCTTCTGCGATATAGCGCGCACTCATTGGCTGTGGATTGCGCCCCTTACTGGCAGCGTTCTCGCAGGCAATGATCACATCCATCACCGCGCGATCGCAGCCGCGAAGCGTCTTCAAAACGTTCATTCTTTGGTGGAGTGTGACATACGACATTGCAGCATCCTCTTGACTGTGGGATGCGCGTGCCTCATATGTTGTCACGGTTATTTGTGCTTGTTTGAGGCAAGCGCGAATCAGGGGCAAATCAGTTTCCAGCTGATTTGCCCCGCTCTTTGTGCCCTAATCGAACAAACCTGACAAGCCCGAGAACGCGCCGCCCGCCACAGCGCCGCCACTGGCCAGATTCACCACTGGCCTGACTTGCGCCGCGATATTCCGCACCCCCGTTGCCGGAACCCCCGTT